GTTGTTATCAGCGATGTTAATTGCCATTGGTGACTCCTTTGTTAAGAAGTCGCACAGGCATAGCTACGGCATCAACGCACAAACAAACTAGGACAGATTAGTTAGCCCAAGCATTCGTGATCTGATTAACCTCGTCCTTCCAGAACCACATCCGAGCGAACGGAAGGTTGCGCACAATGTCTTTGCCACCCTCTGCGTAATCACCACTGGCAAAATTCACCATCGAACTGCCCATGTCATAGCCCCAAGACGGGCCAGCCCCAGCGATGCCAGTGATAGCATCGCCCACACTCTGCTGTTGGTTAAACTTAGGTGACAGAATGCCATTGGTTATATTGGGTCCGCCCAATGCCAATGACGTATGCATAGAAGTGTAGAAGATATCTGAGTAGAGGGCCATGATCCCGCTCATGTCGAAGGTTCGAGCGAACTTATCCTGAGCGCTCATGTCGTTCCAAACGTAATCTGGTGTACGCAGCTGTAATGACATGTAGGCCAAGCCCATCATCGTAGCAGAACCAATCGCACGGTTCTTGATCTGCCCCTGAGCCAGTGCGCCGACTGTCTTGTTCACGTTGGCAAACACAAAGCTGTAGAACTGGAATGGCAAACCCATGAGGCCGTTCTCAATTCGGGCATAGCCTTTGAACTTAGGATGCTCTTTCATACCAAACTTAGAAGCAACGCTCATTGGGATGTAGACCACACCATCGGTAATGATTGGCTTGTCGGCAGGCGTACCAGACATGATCGTATTCAACACACCACTGTTTAGCGCAGCACGGAACTGAGTCACCGTCTCTTCATTGATTGTCTGGGCTTCCCTGTAGTCCTTTAATGCAAGATCATTGATAGCATTCTCATACTCAGCCGTTTGCTTGTCATTAAATCCAAGGTCTTCTCTGCGAAAGCGAGAGTGATTGATCTCATGCAGCATTACAAAGTTAGACCACTGCTTGGGTGTTTTGAAAATGTCAGGCAGTGCATTCACTCCCTCCATCTTTGGATCAAGCCAAGACTTTGAGTCAAACATTGGACCTTCGATGTAGTCCCTATCAAAGTTAATGGTCTTCGTGGTGTCGTTGTAGAACGCAGGAATGTACCTTCCGTTGCGGGACTTACCAACTGACGATCCGTCTGCGTTTGCTTCGATCACCCTGACCTGCTTGCCGTCAATCTCTGGGATGAAAATGCTGTCAGCCCACTGGTCAGTGTTTGCCATGTAGAAACCGTTCTCAGTCTTTTCGAACGGGGCTCTAGCAATCTTCTCAGCCATGTCTTTGCCAATGCCATAGCGGGCAAGCCACTCAATGGCTTGGTCATCCAGCTTTCCTTGGCCCAGCTTGATTGAGTAATCAATAATCTGGTGTGCATCGATCACGCCAGCAAGCTGCTTTGCAAGTGTGGTCAATGGGGCAAGGCCGTTAAGGATATAGAAGGCGTTGCGTGTCTGGCTTAGAATATCACTGGCATCAATGTTGTTAGACATATCCTCCATCAAGCGCATGTGCGCACTGCCCTTGAGAATATCAATCGCTTCACCAGCCAAGCGCACTTCATTGACCGTCATGTTGACGCGCTCTTTATCTAAGGTCGCCTGAACGCCCTTCCACACATTGTCCATGTCATACTCCATGACAATGCGGCCAAAGTCAGGGATAGCGGCAATTCCAGAGGAACCCATGTAACTAAATGAAGCAGCCTCGCGCAAAACAAATGCAGCCTTTTGGCTCAGCGCATCTGGATTCTCAAGGACAGTGCCAATGGTGCGGTCATACATGTGATTGAAGTCACGCATGACCTTGTTAATTTCAACTTGGCTCTTGCCTGCTGCTATCATAGAGCGCTGAACGTCAAACCGAACGCCTTCAAGGTCTTTGCCAAACTGCTTTGCAAACTCATAGCGCGGCTCAATCCGTGCGGCATAAGTCTTCATTACAGCAAGAGGGTCTCGAACCATGAAGTCAGCGACCAACTTGTTGGGGATGTCCAACTGGCGGCTGCGGAAGTGCTTAGAGCGGCCCATACCAAACGAAACTGTATCCAATCCAAGCGGATCGTTCTCGCCAAGAATGCCTTTAATCGTTTCCTCTACGCGCTCACGAATCTTATCTGGGCTTGTACTTAGCTCTACCTTTATTGGCTGGCCGCTTTCATCCATGCGATAGACAGAAGGATTCTTTTCAAACCAGTCATAGAGAATGGCTCCGAACTCTTTGCGCCTGCTGCGGATCGAGCCTTTGTCAAAGAAGCGGGCGAAGAATGGTTCCTTCTCAGCTGTCCCGCGTGGCTCACGACGAATGGCATCCAAACTATTTGCCTGATCTTCCAGCCTTTTGATTCGACCGTTGACCATCTCACGCTCAAGAGACTTTGCCTTAACGCCAGTCAAGCTAGACTTGAGGTTCTTAATCTCCGCCTCGAGCATTTCAATCTGACGCGACATTCCCTTATCGCTATTGAGCAGGCCAACCTCTTCAAGCCGAACCTCTGCATCCTCGAAGTATTTGGTGATAATGCTTGATGCCTTTAGCTCATTCTCGGTCATATCCTCTACGCCGCGAATGCGCTTATCACTGACATTGGTAAGCCACTTGCGATAGGTATCGTCAGACCTAGATGCGCGACGGGCAATGTCGCTCATGTTTAGATCAAGGCGAGACGCAGTAGACGCTCCAGTCTCAGATGCCCAGAGCTTAACCAAATCATCATGCGCCCGAACCCATCGACCTGCATGAGTAGCAGTCCGAACAGCAACCGACTGTGGCGTAGGAAGGCCAATAGAGTTTAGGGCCAAGGTAATGCCATTGTCGCCAAAGCCGCGCAGGAATACTTCCTTCACTGCACTTGGATAGTTACCCTGCAAGGTACGCTTCATTGGCGTAGAGACCATCTTGAACAGCGCACTATCCGTAAACCAAGAGGACTTAATGCTGTAAGGATCATTTAGATCAACATCGATTTCATCCAGCTGGCGCAGGCCAATCTCATTGCGCAAGGATTGGGAGCGACTCCTTAGGTCATTAGCCGCCTGCATATCGCCTTTAGCTACAAGGCTTTCAGCATCTGCCTCATATGTACGGATTGTTGTGCGCAACTCTGCGTCATCAGCGCCACCGAACTCGCGCTCTTCTCTGGCAGGTGCATTGCGAATTTGCTCTGGCGTCATGCCGCTCAGGTTCTCAATGCGAGTAGCCATCTGAAACATCTCAGCATTGGCTTGGTTAGTGCGCTCAAGAGAAACGGCGCGGCGCGAGATTGGAATGCTGATTGCTCCACCAAGAGCACCACCAAACAAAGCCGCAGAAGCCGTGTTAATAGTTGCCTCTTCAATGGTCTTCACTGGATCAAGCTGTAGGTTTACGGCCTCAGCTGCGCCTTCCACAACGGCAGTACCAACACCAACGCGCAATGCAGATCGAGCAACGCCAACCGCTGGACCACCAAGCGGAAGGGCAATGAAGTTAATAGGATCGAGCAAGCCAGCACCAAGCTGTGTCATCATTGTCGAGTTGGACATTACGCGACGACGCTCAGAGCTGCGGTCAATCATCGACTTCAATGCAGCCATGTGCTGTGCGTTCTTTGCCCCATACAAGCTGGTGGCATAGAGCGCATGATCCCCAAGGCTTTCTTTCCAGTTAAAGTTGGGGTCGGTCTCTTCCCCAGCAAACCTCATGCCAATCAGGGCCGACTCAGCAACAGGCGCAAATCTCAAGCCTAAGGTTGCACCAACCGCCTCCCCGAATGTTGATTGCTCTGGTACGATTGTTGGCTCGAACAGCGCGGGGGAGTAACGATTAAGATCAGCCATTAGTCAGAAGTCCCAAAGATTGTGCCAAGGAATGAACCTTCGCCAGTTCCAGAGAATGTTTGGATTTCCTCGGCTTCTTGAAGAGCACCAGAGCGTTTGGTCATTTCAGCCTGTCGAACCAACTCGACAAATGCTGGGTCTCTATTGCTAATGATAATCGGAACGGAGTAGCTCACGCCATCCTCTGAAACGGTTTGATTGAGAACTTCATCGCCGCCCTCCTCTAGTGGACGAGAACGCTTCACTGTGTAGCGAACCTCCCCATTGCTGGAAGAGTCCAATGGGACCAGATACAGCGCATTCTCTGGGCGGACATACCCCACCCCCCTGCCGCCTTGAGCAAGGATACGATCACCGCCGAGGGAGGCTCTGTCTAATCCAGTGACTTGAGCAACCACATTATTAACGTGGGTCTTCATCAAGTTTTCGTGACCATAAGCAGCAATGCTAAGAGGGAAGCGCGTTCTCTCGCCACCGTTTGCATTCACAACATAACCCTGACCATCAGGATAAGTTTTTTCCATCTGACGCTCTAGGTTGCTTTTAATCTCACGACCAGAAGCACCAAGAGATGCAAGCCCTAGAACTGCGGAGCGCATTGCATTTACTGACGATGCAGGCGCTTCATCAATACCATCAAGGGTAAATACAAATTCATCGAGCGGTGACTCAAGAACTGCCTCTACCCTTTCCTTTGCCCTTGGGTTATTGATGAACTCTTGCCTTTGATTGTAAATAGCAGCCATGCGATCTGGGCTCATGTTGCCCTCAACATCAACAATGTCGGCAAGATAATCCAAAGTAGCCCGCTGACTTTCGCTTAGAGAATTGATGGCAGGATTGTTAATTCTCTGCCCTTCAAACTGGTAGTCCCTCACATTCATGTAGTGGGAAAGTACCGCGTTCGGATCGCCAATACGAAACTCACCCTCCGCCATTGAGGTGAATGTATTGTGCAAACTCTGCGGCAACATACCAGACTGAGTAACCTCATTGAGCATAGCCAAGGCAGTTGGATTTGCAAAAGACTCAGGGCTTCCCCAGATTCGAGAAATGTCCTGACCGTCAGCATACTTTTCACTAAGCATCGCTTCAAATTCACTGCGGTTCTCAAATGTAGTCGGGCTTGCCTGACCAAGAGAAATGCTATTACGCAAATCAAAAGTATCTTGTCGGTCCTCAGCAGCCTTGATCCGGTCATTGACCGTGCCAGCTTGACTGTTGAACGTAGTGCGCAGCTGCGACAAGCCGTTGGCTTCCTCAGCAAAAGACCTAGCCCTAGCAATCTGGCCGACTTGAGTATCAGAAAGAATACCCTCTTGGACGGCTCCACCCTCAAAAACACTACGCGCCTCGCGCAACTGATCTCGAGTTAAGCTGGAATTAGCAAAGAACTGGCCGAGTATATTACGACCAGTGTTTAGATATGCGGCATCAATCATCCCCTTAGCCTCTGGCTCTGGCAAATTCTGAATGGAGTTAATCTGGCCTATGACCTCGTTTGCCTTCGCCTCTGGATCGGATGCAAAAATGATTGAGTCTAAGTCAACCTCAAGAGCTTGCTGTGCAGCAGCCGCCTGATTGATTGAGTCTACATTCTTTCCAGCAGAACTTCTGTAAGCGCTGATCTCGCTCATAAAGTCATCTAGAACTGGCTGGCCAGTTGCTGCTTCCATTCGGAATAGCGCGTTCAACTCAAGCCTAGCACTCTCTGGCGCAAGCATTGGATTGCGATTTACGATTGCGTTCTCAAGCGCATCGGTATCCCCAGTACCCAAGCCGCTAAGAGCGCGGGCATAGATGCCACTTGCCTGAGCACTTAGAGCAGCATTGCGCCGCTCAATAATCTGATCTGAAATATCATTGTTGCCATTGGACAACTCAATACCAGCGCTGCGTGTAAGGCGTTCCCATTCATTGCCAGCACGTTTGGCAACTGCAAGCGGGCCTCTAGTAAGGGCAAAGCCTTTCTCTGCAAGAGTTTGCCCTGCAAGATTATTCTGCATTGCAAAAACAACTCGAGCATTCTCAGCTTCTTGCGCCTCTACCTCGCGAGACTGAACAACCTCAGCGTACTGCGCCGCATCAGAAAGCAATCCATCAGAAAACTTTTCTAGGTCTGATAGGCTTGAGTAGTCAGAACCAAAGCTGCGAAGCACATCCGCAACCTCTGAAAACTGAGCGGGAACTGCACTTGGGTTCTGCGTACCAATGGCTTGCTGTAAAAGGCGAAGATCATCAGGGTCATCAGTCTGCGAAGAGGCGTAGCGGATCAAACCCCTCGCCACTGCAAGCTGACCCTTGCGCCCGTGCCGCGCAATTTCATTAGGACCAAACAGGCCAGCCTCAGCGCCATCGTTTGCAGCCGCAGCAACAGAACCGATTACCCCGTTAACAGCAGTCGGCCCTTCCAATGCAGAAGGTCCAATCTGGGCGACCATCATCTCAATGTTGTTTAGGCCATCCTCAATCGCAGCAGCTTGGGAGGCCCTTGCCGCAGCCCGCTCACGACGCACCTGAGCAATGCCCATGTTGGTGCTGGTCGATGTAAGATAGCTTGTACCAACGTCAGTTATGAAACCCTTGAACTCGTCCTGAGCAACATTGGACATTGACGCAATATAGTCAGACATTGCTGACTCATAGAGACCAACGCCATTGGGATTATCTTCATACTGAACCGATAGCTCTTTGGCCTTGTCGCGTATCTCGTCTTCCATGCTTTGCTGGAATCTGCGCATGACCACGCGCTGGTATGCAGACGTGGCAATGGAACCCATTCCCTCTGGCGTCTCATAGGCCTCTGGAGCACCAGTCTGCGGATTGATAGTGATTACCTTCTCACGATCAACAGCAGCCCCCTTCTTCAAGCCAGCCTCCTCAGAAGCCTGTGCTGCCTTGCGGTAGAATATCTCATTCAGCTGATCCGCTGATCGAGCGACCGCTTCACCAACGATCTCGCCGCCACGGGATGCTCGAGCTACGCCAATCTTTCCAATTCCAAATTGGCGGCTCTCTCTAATGACTGCCATTCTTATCCCCTTGGCTGAAGGTAACTTGAAACTGTAGCGCCCATAGAGCGTCTAGGCGCTGCCTGACCTCTTGCTATCGGACGCGGTGAAGTTGTTGGAGCACCAGACTGAGGAGTGCCGCCAGACGAACCAGCACCAAGCTGGGCCATCTGAGAAAAGGTTGAGGCAACTGTAGTAAACGCCCCAATGTAACCAGCAGTCTGCGCAGCATAACCCTCTGCTCGAGTAGTCGCTGCCTCTTGACCAAGTTTCATTGACTCCATTGCCCCCATGAAATCAGACCTTGCAGTGTCATCAGTGGCAATCCGTCTTTGCTTTTCAAGGAATGCAGAAACGGAACGATCAGAGCCAACGTCACGTCCCATCGCCGAGAACGCAGCAATGTTGGAGGAAAGGTTGGAACGATAGACCTCAAGCCTTTGATTGTGACGATCAAGCGCCTCAGCTTGAGACAGCTTCTTCTGCGTCTCAATGTTAAAGGCGTTTGTTTCCGATGCCAGCTGCGCACTATTACCAGCGAATATCTGAGCGCCAGCCTTAGCCCCGCCAGAGACCGCAGTGGCAATTATCATCATAGTTAATGGGTCCATTAGATAATGACCTCCGAAACAAATCCATTAACCTGCAATGGAAGTGGGCTATTCTGGGAAATGGTAATGACAGGATCGCGGTTATAACCAAGCAAGCGATACTCTTTTTTGCCGCCGAATGGAGTGCTCAAAGGTATATCCCTATTATTAACCTTGGCTGAGAAGGCATCCCGCAGGTCTAGAACCACAGTGCTAACACCGCGAATCTCGCCAGTCATAGAGCCGTCTGCTGAGTTAGCATCAATCGGGTTGCTCTCGATCTCAACGCTAAATGCTTTGCCTGCATGGGCAACGCTAGTGTAGCCCTCAAGGTTAATGCTTTCGACGCCACCGTTAAGAACAACAGTGCGCTGGCCATAGTAAGACAAGCCATCTTCACTCAAGACATCGACCACATCCCCAACAGCATAAAGGTCGCTGACATCAAGGTAGTTGGCAGTAATCGTACCAGTGACATACCGATCCAATCCAATCTCAGCAGCAAACTCACAGAGAACAACATCACCAGAAGGCGTCAGTATGTTTACGAACATGCGATCATGCACCGCAGAAACAGCCAAGAAGGTTCCGTCAGTCGTAGCCCTCGACCAAGAAGCTCTGCGCTCTGCGCGGCTGGAGCTAAACAAAGCCAAGTCACCATTGCCATTGCTCAAGAGAGCATATGATTCTGGGCTATCAAAACCACCGTGCGAGACAGCCATGAACTTAGGCGAAACCATAAGGTGCGATGCCAGCGTTGATATTGCAGTGGAGGTGTAAGCATCTTCGCTGTCAGTATAGAGAAACTCTCTCGCAACATTGCCGCCGTTCTGAATGAATACAGTCGCTCCATCAATCGAGACTGGCTGGGTAAAGTTGCAGCCAAACGGTGTTTGCAATCTGATCTGAGCATTCGTCGGGGTGATTGCTTGGTTTAGATACGTTGGAATATAAAGCTCACCAGCCGCACCAAAGACCTGCAAGTCACGGTTAGAAACCATGTACCTGATTTCATTCACATGACCAGTAGCCGCAACGATTGAGATAGCGTCAGTGTCCGCAGCCTCACCGACATCGAAGTTAAAGAACTCGCCGATCTGTGACATCCAGATGGTGTCAGGCTGGGCCAGCGTTCCGCCATAGCAAAGCCTGTTCTCATGGAAAACAACGGCAGAGGGATACCCTCTAACCGCAGAGAAAGACTGCTCAGACCAATCAGCCGTTGCACTATGAGTACTCAACTTTACATAGCCGCCGCCATCTTCAGCGGAAGATGCAATACCACCAGCTGTAAAGTACCAAGTGTTTTGATCGACAATGCCAGCAACAGTGCGACTGCCATTCAAGTTGCCAGTGTTAATTCCGCCAGTCGCAGAAGCATCCTCAATGATAACAACCTCACCGCCAGAATAACCGTGATCGATATGCGTAACTTCAACCGTCCTACTGCCAGCCGATGTGCGCAGTGGGTTCTGCACAGCAAGGCGTATCTTCAATTCATCAATGACAGTGCCAGTAACTTCCGTTGCGCTGGTGTATGCGGTGATCTCAATCTCAGACTGGTTATACAAAAGCACAACGCCGACATGATCTGGCGTGAAGTAAGGCACACTTGTTGTGACAGTGATCGATCCAGTAATGCCAGACGGATCAAGCGTCGCACCATGTGGCTGAAAGTTATAGTAAGGCTGAAACACCCTTGAGCCATCAAGCTGCTGGTCAAAGGAATAAGGTGTGATCTCAAAGCTGGTCAGGCTGGTCCTGATAAGCATCCGAGGCATGAACAGCGGGTGGCAGATAAACATCACATCGCCATACTGGGCGTTGGTGTACTGGTTGATATAACGGTCATCGAATGGAATAGGATCGCCATTCGTATCAGCAGTTATCGTACTAACCAGTGTAATCACATCATTGGCCTGATCGAGATAGAAGCAACGAACCTGACCATCCTCGACAGAGATAAGGTACTGCTCGTCATCAGAGAACTCGAACTCAAATAGCTGAGTATTGCTGCCCGCCGCACCCAAGTTATGAACGAACTTTAGGCCGTGGCGTTTCTTAGCCGCACCCTCTGACGTAACGATCATGTTCTCCAGCTTCCTAACTGAAGCAGAATAGATCGGCGTATCAGTCCGCATTCTTAATGAGTCACTGACTTCCCCAAACTGAAAGCTGTTCTGCGGTATTCTGATCTTTCGCATTAGCTACGCCTTTGGGCAATAAACCTAGATGTGTTTAGACGCTGTGAGGTTTGACGCTGTGAGTCACGGTTGCGCGCTTGCGCCATGAGGAACGAATACTTCTGCTCCATAAGCTGAGATAGCTGGGCATCCCGCGCCGCAGAGATAGCAAGCACCGCAGCCATTGAATACTCTACGGCAATGGTAAAGTAGGAGGGCCATTCACTTTCAGAAGCGCGGAAGATGTAATCTGCAATTACCGTCTCACTCTCAGAAACATCGCAGTAAATCTTATCACCGTAAGTATCGAACTTGATCGGCGCATCATTCACAGTCACAGCGGAAACGGTCAGCGTCTCTGTTGGTAATTGATAGGCCGCATCCCAGCGGCCAGTGGGGTCAGAAGCCAAACGGTTAAGAACCGCCTGATTGGTGGCAAAGCCCCATCGAGTATTAGTTAAACATGCTCGGGCAATATCTTCATACATAGCATCGCAAATATCAGCCTCGGCTGTACCATCCGCGAATGAAGAAATAGGCGAACCACCCATAAGGATAGAAGCCCTTGAGCATACTTTGATAGCTGTGTTTGCAATAGTTGGCATGAAAGTTTGGGGGGCCGTAGCCCCCCACCCCTATTAGTTGTTGTCGAGGACTTCGTAGATACCGTTGCTATCAATAGCAACTGCACCCATCGACATCATGGATGTGGTCAAGTGCGCGACCTTCTCAGGAACATAGTTAACCTCAGTTTGGACATCCGCATTGATACCGATACCAACAGCGGTTGTGTGGTAGGCAAAGTTTTTGCCGCCAGCAACTGCCGATGTGGAGAAGATTTTGAAGCCCAAAAACTCCTTCATGGTCATACCGCCTGCGAATGGCAGGTTCTGATCGCCAACGTAATCAGAGGATGCAAACTCGTTAATGTTAAACAAGTCAGCAAAACCAGCTGGCGACATAGCGATGTAACGCTGGCCGTCTTCTGGAATGTCGGCAGTACCGAATGTCTCAAAGAGAACAAGAAGATCAGCCTTGCCAAGCGCACCGCTTGTGTCAGCAATCTGAGTTGCGTTCGCACCAGCATCCATTGCTGCAACAAGAAGTGCGTCAGTCTGACGACCCAGTGCTGCGGCAGCAGAAGTTGCTACTGCTTGGCGCTCGTTGATATTGAGCTTCAGCTCGTCGAGCTTGTCGATGTACTCGGAAGCGTAGTAATCAACCATCGTCGCTTCGACGTTAGTGTGTACCAGCTCCATTGGCGTTACGTTTGCATTGCGGGTTTTTGTTACCGCAGTGCCAGTGCCGATCTTCTGAAAGCGGGCAACCGAACCAGATACGTTAGAAGAGCGAACAGTGTTGCGCAGCTTAGAACCCATGCGCTGATACGCGAGGTGAACTTCTGTTTCGAACTGCTTGATGAAGGCTTGGTCAATGGTATTGGCCATGATGTTTTCCTTAGATGAATTTGCTACGAACGGGTGTCCGTTACATCACTTCAAACAAGGGTATCCTTTCGGGCCTCTTAGTGCATCACGGGCCGTGATAGATTAGAACCAACAACATCACCCCACGAATTGCAACGCACAAAATTTATTACACGATGCTCGGCTTGCTGTGTTGCGTATGGTCGAAAGCCTAAGTGGGCCAGCCAGTTGTGGACGAATATGTTTTCATCCCAAACGTCACAGTAAAGCTCTTCATAGAAGTTGTGATAGAAACTCACAACATTTGGTGACTGCTTAACAAAATTGCGCCAATGTTTCTTAATGTCGTTTGAAAAGACAGCCCACATCGTTGCTTCGCGCACACCACAGATAGCAATAGGATTTCCATTGAGCTCTACTGCATGAGCCAAGTCTTCATTGATAGCACCGCGCAATGACTCAACGGGATCGAGCTTATACAGAACCTCAAACTCCCTGAGGTTCTGCTTGCTCATGTTTTCCACAAACGGAAGTATGTGCTTCTCAGCCAAGTGGTGAAGCTCAATATCACCCATAATGACCAGTGGTTTACTGGCCATAGAGTTTCTTAAAGCCTTCTTCAACCTGCTTCACAAAGTTTGGATCGCGCTGCGCTGGGCTGTGATACCGTGGATCACGCATCATTTCTTGCAGTGACTGATCGGTTGTACGCTGTGCAGTAGAAGTATCACCAGAGAATGAGCCATCCTTCATGTTCTCCATGATAACCTCAAGGGCCATGATGCCTTCAGCCGTCTCACACATACGCTCAATCGCTGGCGTAACATCAGCCGGAAAGAACTTAGAAGCAAAGGCACTTGCTGCATCTACACGCGCAGAGGCATTGTCACCAAGACGCTTGGACTCAGCTTCAAGATTCGGCTGCTGTCCCTGCACCGCACCCATATACATCTCGATGCCCTTCTGGAACTCCTCTTGGCCGTAGCCATTCTCAAAGGAATGCTCAGACCACCAGCGCATTAGCTCATTATCAACGGCAGACTCGGAATCAACAAAGTCAGGAAGCTCATAGTCGCCTGCTGTTTCTGGTCGATCCGCGTAAGCCTGCTGCGCAATCTCGTCGCTGATCTGCTTGCGAAGGTCTTCCTCTTTCGCACCAATCTTTGACTCAAGGTTTTTGTAAGCCTTGGCCAATTCCTCTGGTGAACTGTATTTCTCGGGAAGCCACTCAGGTCGTTCACTTACGGGAGGAGTTGACGACTCTAAAGTGGCTTCCGTCGCATCAGCCGCAGGGAGGTCCGGCTGACTTTCTGATAAAAGTGATTCGCTCATTTCTTGCTCCTATGTGCATGTGCAATACGCTGCTCGAGAAGGCCAACGATATAACGCTGCCCCTCATGGTGCCGCAGCTCTTCTGACGCAACATTAGGTCCATGAACCATTTCAATGGTAATAGAACGAAGATACTTGAGCACTTGGACCCCAGTTGGCCCAGAGAAAACAGAGGCAATATCCTGACTAATCTCCAAATCCCGCTCTTTGTTTCGCTGGATTCCGTCGATGCCGATATTAACCTTGTTGTTCAAGTGGTGCTCCCTGTTGCTGCGCCATCTGCTGCTGTGCCATTTGCTGCGCCATTGCAGCTATTTGTTTACGCTGTTCTTCATCGCGGATCAAGCTGTCTGGAACGCCAAACTTTTTAGCAAGGTGAATCGCAACAGCCTCCCCATCTACAAGCATCTGCAACATCTCTGTACCAAAGACACCGCCAACCATCTCAAGGAAACGGGCAACGCTTGAAATGTCTTGGTTTGCCTGAGCCTGAGCCAGTGGAGACGTAGACTTAACCTTTACCTCGCGGCCATTAACCGTAGGCAGCTCAATGCGCCCCTGCTTCTTGAGGATGTAAACAACACGCTGCAACACAGGCTGGACAAGCTCGGACTGCAATCGGCCAAAGGCAGCACCCATACGCCGCGATAGATCAGCCATACGCTCTGCAACTTCCGTTGCTGTAGCTGGCGTCTTGTCTGGGTTGCCAAGCATATCGTTGTAGAGCGCCTTCTTAATGTTCAATCGCATGTCGCTAAGGACAAGCTGCGCAACATCAAAGCGACCAGCCGCATTGATAGGCTGTAGACCACTAGAACCCATAGCCTTTGGAATGATAGACCCCGGAACTAGTTGGATCGTATCGGGGTTAACCACCCCGTCATCTTCCATCTGATAGATGCCAGAGATGGACATCTGCGCATTCTCAAGAATCAACTCAATGGTTAGGTTCGTTGTCTTGATAGCAGACAGTGCGTTGATAAGAGGACCGCGACCGTAGACCTCACCAGCACACTTAGCCCAGCGGAAACAGACATATGGGTTGGAGCCAACGCCATTCATCTGCCTATAGTGCAAGACTGTCTTGGTGCGCTGGCAGATAGCGTAGTGCAGATACGCCTCTTCATTGCGTTTAGTGTAGTCGCGGCAAACAACCTCAAGAACATCAGTCGTGCCATTTGTAGACATCAACGCCATGACCTTAGGGTCGAACGTAGACTTAGGATACATCAAGCTAAGGTGCTCGAACGGAACTTTCTTTCGCTCACGAAACACATGGTCGATGCGGTCATCGGGACCAGTATCAAGAACCACTTGAGGCAGCGGGACGGCTGAGAAAACAACAGGGTTTAGTGCGTCACCCTCTTCAACTGACAGAACGCCAGTGCCAACGGCCAAGTCCATAAAGGACTCGTGAACTTCCTGACCGAAGTTAGAGTTTTGCAGCACCTCGAAAACATACTCTGTGACTTCATCGAGCTCGTTGTTTACCCGATCACGGTCCTCTGGCGGAACCTCACTGCCAGAAGTGAAGTCAGCCCATCGAGCAAAGTTAGGAACAATGCCACTTTGAAGTCGGCTTGCAAATTCCTGCACACCAACAACCGCAGTCTCGTCAAAGATTTTATCATCTCGCCGCTGTCCAGCTGTCTCTGCATAGAAGGACTCGCGCTGGGGGAGCGCATACTCGTAGCACTCCTCAAACAATGGAACCCAGTTCTCACGAAAGGCCTTAGCCTTTTCATACTTCGAGATGTATTTCTTTGCTGCTTCTTGCATCAATCAAACCTGCTAATAAATCCAGCGCCAGTATTAGCAGAGTAAAGAGAGCGACGACCACGCGCCCCGCTACTACCACGACGCCCTTGGTTTACGCTCTTCTGACTGAGAGCGCCCTGAATGTCTTCGCGCTTCTGTTCTGCCCGCTGCCGCACTACCTGCTGGCGCTCAAGCTCTGCCGCAGCGCGGGACTCTGCACTCGCGAGGTTGGCTGATTCTTCTGCTTTCTTTTGTGATTTGGACCTAAAGCACATTTTATATCTCCTGAGACTTTACGGTTTGAAAGCACAAGAACGGCGCAGATTCAACGCACAATACTTAAAGCCGCGACCACAGCCCCTGTCTGCGCTGCCCTCTTGCTGGCTTCTTGTTGAACACATCGAAGTCACGCTTCGCGATTGTTGGCTGCATTGGCTTCTGGTTATTCATCAGCGCCCTGCCTTCCCCAGCGCCAAGCATCAGATACTGCAATGCATCGTGGATGTGCGAGAACATATTCTTGTCAGGCTTGTCAGCGTATCGCTCACCGCTAACCTCCATGCGCTTGTACCCATACCCGCCCTCAAAGCCTTTAATCAACATGCTGCACCGACGATCCAAAAGAAACGCGGGCTTGCCCTCAGCCATCTTCATCAGCTGAGAAGAGACAGACTCAAGGCGAAGATCAACGGAGTTGGAATGCGTGGGGTAAGCCCTGAGCCCAGCGCCACGAAGTATCTGGAACGGCGTTGATTCATCGGTCTGTGCGCGGAAGTCACCAGATGGATCGCCGTATATGTGAACCTCTGGGCAGGCAAAGAAACGGGTAGACAGCTCATTGCGCAGCACCTCTGCGAACCTGACAACCCCCATGTCAACCGCCACAATCTCTGACTGAATCAACCACCTGCCGCGGACCTTCTGCCCGATAGCAGCCGCTGGCGTCAGGCCGAAGTCAACGCCAACATAAACAGGCAGGTTGGCAGCAATGGGCAACTCCTCCTTGGCGATGTGAACCTCTGGGGCAAACATTGGATACACTGGCTTTCCATCCTGAATATGGCCGAAGCGGTTCATCACATAGACATCGATCCATGATTTCGTCTTACCTTGAACAAGGTTGGGGTAGTAAGACTTCATCATGTTATTCTGGTTCTCAGCCTCAGCGTTTGGCTTGTACCCATTGATCTCACCGTCTTCATCGCGGGTCTCAACCATCCCAGAAGGCTGCGTAAAGAACTGCCAGTTGGTCGGCCTGACCAACATCTTGGCCTGCTCACGCGGAATGTGATCGGGAATAGGAACCTCGCCAGACATGATAGGCCACCAGTGATCTTCCTCTGGCGCGTTCGTATCTGCAATAACACCCGTCCATGACGGACCACCATCACGCATAGAAGGATAACGACCAACACGCATAGTGCAGGCGTCAATGATACTCTTGGGTATCTCACGCGCCTCGTTAATCCAAATGCCAGTAAGCTCAAGCGAAAGAAGTTTCTTCACATCCTCAGGCCGATCAAGCGCTAAGAAAATAACCTCTAGATCAATATCGCCCTTCTTGATGTGGTGAGTATAGGGAACCGACCAAGTGAACTTGCCCCAGCTAGTCTCAGGAAACCAGTCAAGCCAAGTCTTGATCGTCGTTGTTCTTAGCTGCGGGTTGGTATTTCGAATGATAGCCCATCGGCTTTTCCGAACACCGTTCGGCCCCTTCTGTTGCTCCAGCGCCCTGCGGAATACTTCAACGCAAGAGGCCACAGACTTCCCGCTACCAACGGGACCACGAATGCCGCGAAAGAATGTGTCATCCTTCATAAAGGCCTTTAGGACTTCACCGTCAGGCCTGTACTTGAAATCAACCATTCACACTAAGACCTTTAGGCATTGTGTATCCCCCGATCAATTCCCAGCTTAATCATCTTGCCAGCAGCCTCAGGGCCAATGGTCTCAATGATCTTGTCTGCCTCGTAGTCACTGGCAAAGTCTTTAGGGAAGTGCTTCATGTGAACTATGCGCACAACCCGCCTAAGTGTTTCTCGCTCAAGCTGAGAAAGAGCATTGATAAAGCTCATGTCAATCCCACGCAGTTGCGCCCTTGGGCTTGGGTGGTTGCTTCTTTCTAGGTTGCTTGGGCTTAGAAGGGGAAGCGATCTTCTTAGGCTCCTCTATCCAAACCAAAGGTACAGACTCAGAAGTGCGCGTAGCCCCAGTAAAGGTGCGCCCCGCTAACTCATGCGTCTCACCGTCCCAAACCGTATCGCTGTTCTTACACTTCCAAACCATTACCTGTCACCACTCGACTGAACCATATAAGGCGAAAGCAAAGTACGACGCTCCTGCCCAGTACGATACTCACCATAATTCAAAGAACGTGCAATCTGATCCGCAGGGTCAGTACCAAGAGAACCCAACTGCAATGACTCAGGCTTAATCGCCTTGTAATAACTCGCTGCCGATTTCGGCTTACTTGCCAAACACATACCCCTAATCCTTCTTCGCCTTGTTCCGTTTACTAATAGACCTAGCCTTAGCACGAGCATCAGCCTTCGAGGAAGCACCCCATGCCTTCAAACTCAAAAGAAGACGCGTAGGCTTCCCCTTCTCGTCACGCTCAGGCCCCTTCATCCCCGCCATCCGCGCCAAGAAACTCGCACGTCTAGGGTTGTCACCACTCTTCACAGGAGCCTTCAACGTACCCTGCTTGTAACTCGCACGACCCTTAGCGTTCAATCCACCCTCAGGATTCTTGCCCGCTTTCCTCTGCCACGCTGGACTCTTTGCCATAACCAACACTCCTCAACTTATCCTTAGCAACGCTCGTGTCAGAACGCTTGCTCTTCTCAGGCTTCTTATCATAACGGCTCAAAGCAATCTCCTCACTTTTGTTTGCGGAGCTTTTTTAGGGAAAAATGTTTGTGAGAGACTATTACAGTAACTAGCACTACTACTTTTCCCCCTACCCCCCTGCTACCAGACTGACCGCAGAGCATTTATCCTAGGTCAATGCTTACCTTGATGTCACCTGCAACCTGTACTTGGCTGCGATCTATCGGCTTGTACCCTGCCCTGTCTAGCAAATCTTGGCTCGCTTGTAGCTGAACGTACTCACTTCTGGCACCTTGTGAGAGCCTGCGAGTGGTGTTCAGGGCAGCAACAGCACTTAGTCCGAACTCCTCATGCATCCTCTGCATCATGTACTGCTGCACATGGGGTAGCTTGAGTGATCTGTATGCGCTTACATATCCAGCCTTGCCTGAGGCGTACCCTGCCTTCTCAGCGGCTTGTGCGGGCTTGAGTCCTTCCGCTACCATTATATCAACCAACGCTGATTGCTTGCTGGTTAGCTTTCTCTGTGTAACTTCATTCATTCTCTACTCCTTGAGCCCCCCTCTCCCTCTCTCCCCCCGTTGATAACACGCTCTCAAACCCCTGTGTCAACGCACAAAGGTTCGTAACTCACACCTTAAGCGTGCTATAACCATACTATAACGCCGTTGTTGGCTCTTCTGTCAGAGGCGGCTCGCGACCTTGGCATTGCCGTCGTCTCAATCATCTCACATGGTTCATCCCCGCGTCTCATGCTGGCGTGAATAACCCTCCAACAGTTCGCAACGACAATCCTTTCTTTGTAATGACTGTTGCTTAGCTGGCTTGTGTTGGCCTTTAGATTCTGGCGGTGGCAGGTGCGGATTGTCATTGCGAACTGCAAGCCTCACTGCGTTCAGTTGGTGGATTATTCTCTGGCATTTCATCGCGGGGATGACCCCTGCGAGACAATAGGAGACTAGGAAATGACAAAGACACTCACCACCTCAGACATCATCGCTCAAAAACTGGATCATATTCACTACTTCCAGCAAGACGGTGTTCACGAATCATTGCTCATCGGCATCTCACGGGACGCTTGCTACACTGCCAACAACAGCTTGAGCTTCAAGAAGAAGCAGCTGTGCGACATCCTCGCAGAGTATGACCGCCACATGTCAGAGAAAGACGATAACGCAGCAGAGCGCGCCGAACGGTTTGCTGGCAAACTGTATGCGGAACTCGAAATCCTCGAAGAACGCCTCGACATCGAGAAGGCAGTGTACTTCACAATCACTGGCGGCGAGGAATGGAAGCCAACAGTCAAGCGCCCAATCAAGCGCACCAACGTAGACATGGCAGCTCTTCGCAAGAAGGTAGCCTAAGCCTCAAGGGTGGCCTCAGCGCCACCCACCACCAACTCAGGAGAACCTCACATGAAACACTTCATCCTCGACGTCGCAGGCCTTGCAGCAATCGTAGCACCCTGCCTGATACTCTACCTCATGTAACTAGCGGAGGGGCTGGTCCCCTCTTGCCAACCTTGCATCAAGCG